TATGTTTGGTGGCTCTCTTTTCTCTGCTATGCATGGTTCACTCGTTACCTCATCTCTCATTAGGGAGACAACGGAAACTGAGTCACAGAACTATGGATATAAGTTCGGACAAGAGGAAGAAACTTATAACATCGTCGCTGCTCACGGTTACTTTGGACGTTTAATCTTCCAGTATGCATCCTTTAACAACTCAAGGAGTTTACACTTCTTCCTTGCAGTGTTCCCTGTGGTGTGTATATGGTTAACATCCATGGGTATATGTACGATGGCATTCAACCTTAATGGTTTCAACTTTAACCAAAGTATCATAGATGCTAATGGTAAGGTGGTTCCTACTTGGGGTGATGTTCTTAACAGAGCAAACCTAGGTATGGAAGTTATGCACGAAAGAAACGCCCACAACTTCCCTCTAGACTTGGCAGCAGCTGAGACTACAGAAGTTGCTCTTGTTGCTCCTGCAATAGGTTAATGGAACTCATCGCTATCTTTGCTGCAATATCAGCAACAGTATACGGTGCATATCGGATGACACCTAAAGATTAATATGTTATACTAGGAGGGTTTAAAACCCTCCTTTTTTAATGGTTAAAAATAATAATATAAATCAGGCCGAAAGATCTGAGAGAAGAATTATCGGAACTTTTCTTCCTAATGCGGGAATACTTGAATATAAGTTAAGTAAATCTGAGTTGGATTATATTTGGAAATGCGTTGAGAATAAGAAAGGAAGTGTGAAAAAAACATTAATTGGTCATATAAGTGGGAGTTATAAATTAGAAGATCCCAATAATCAGTTTTTTAAAGGAGTTCTTTCACCTTTAATAAACACCTATGGACAGAGTTACAAGAATATGGGTGATTCTCTTCCTATTTTTACTTCTAATCCTTGTTCATGGATGATGAACGCATGGTGGGTAAATTATCAGAATCAAGGTGAGTATAATCCTTTACATGATCATAGAGGAGTCTATAGTTTTGTTATTTGGTTAAAGATTCCTTTTGAATGGGAAGAACAAAATAAAAATCCACTTTGTGCAGATTCTAATAGGCAAACTATATCTGATTTCTCATTTGTTTATACTGATATTCTGGGGGGAATTAAAAATTATACTTATAAACTTTCAAGCAAAGATGAGGGGTCTATGTTATTTTTCCCCTCACAATTAAAACATCAAGTACATCCATTTTATAATTGTGATGAAACTAGAATTAGTATCTCTGGTAATATAATGCTAGGCATCCCACCAACCACCTTAGGAACGATTGGGATGACACCTAAAGATTAATATGTTATACTAGGAGGGTTTAATTCCCTCCTTTTTTTATGAGAGATTTAATTCTCTTTGGTGACTGTCGTAAGACACTAAAAGAATTTGATGAGAAACCTAGGATGTGTGTAACGTCCCCTCCTTATTATGGTCTTAGGGATTATGGTGGTGAAGAAGATCAAATAGGTCAGGAGCAAACACCAGAAGAATATATTAATAACTTAGTAGAAGTGTTCAGAGAGGTGCGAAATGTGCTCACAGATGATGGAACTCTTTGGGTTAATATTGGGGATAGTTACTATAATTACAGGCCAGGGAGAGGACAAGGACTGGTTAAACAAACAGTCTCAAATACAAAACAAGATTTACCAGATGTGTGTCCTCGTAGAGGAAATAGACTCGAAGGACTCAAAGAAAAAGACCTTATAGGTATACCATGGATGTTAGCATTTGCATTGAGAGCAGATGGGTGGTATCTAAGGCAGGATATTATTTGGCATAAACCTAATCCAATGCCAGAGAGTGTAAGAGATAGATGCACTAAGTCACATGAGTATGTGTTCTTATTAAGTAAGAATCAAAACTATTACTTTGATGTTAATGCTATTAAAGAACCGACAAGAAGAAAGAGAAGTGTATGGAATATTCAAAATAAACCATACAGAGGATCACACTTCGCAGTATATCCACCTGAGTTGATTGAACCATGTATCAAGGCAGGTAGTGAGGAAGGTGATATTATTCTTGATCCTTTTATGGGATCGGGAACTACTGCAATGGTAGCAAAGGAGTTAGGAAGAGATTATATTGGTTGTGAATTGCATGAGGATTATGGTAAGTTGATACAGAAAAGATTAAATGAAAGAACAGTTAGGGTTACACAAGAATAATAAATAAAAATGCATGAGTCTAATGGGAAATGCAATTAGATGAGCAAGTCGAAATGGGACACTTGTTTCTTAAGGAAAGGAAGTGTAGAACCTGTGGACTGCAAAAAAATCTTATAGAAGATTATTATCTTTCACGGAAGGATCCTACTCTTGCTTCTTCTTATGCATATGAATGTAAAGCATGTACTATAAAAAGAACATGTGAATACAATCTAAAAAATCGCCCTCATAGGAAGTCACAAGAACTTCAAAGGCATTATGGCATAACTTTAGAACAGTTTAATAAGATGCTTGCAGAGCAGCATAATGCTTGTGCTATCTGTGGTGCTCTAGAACCGGGCGGAAAGTGGAAGAACTTCCATGTAGACCATGATGATAAAACGGGCACCATCAGGGGTCTTTTATGCAGCAATTGTAATACTGTTATTGATTTAATGGGTGGTAGTATTAACAATTTTGAAAGAGCTGTGTTATACTTAAAAGAAGGAACCAAAGAAAAACTATGAAGGACACTGAAAATTATGAACAGCTTCTAGAAAGGTTTTATAAAAGAACTACTCAATTAGAAGACAGACAAAAAGAATTAGAAGATGCTCATGTTGAGTATATTAAGTTGGATAGAGATCTTGATAGGTTGAAGGGATCTATTCAAGCAATTGAATATTGTGCTTATGGTAAATTACCTCATGATGGTAATCATGGTGGGATGAAAGATCATAAACCCACTAGACATGGTAAAGACTTAGATGCATTAGACTAATGACAGACAAACCAAAACCAGGATCTTACATAGACACACAAGGAATGGGTGCTCCTTTGTCTCCTGAAGAAGCAAAGAAAGCAAAGAAGCAGGAATATAAACCTTCTATTGTTAAACCTCGTCGTCTTCTGGAAGATACCTTTGTTAAAGAAATAAAGATTCTTATTAATGAAGTATTAGATGAACGGGAACATAAGAAGAGGTTGGCAGGAGCATATGATGATGTGAAACCTTTACCACCATCTTATTTTGACACTGAACACTTTAAACATCCAGTGGATGAAGATGAACCACCTTATCAGGATTGGTCAATGAGTTGACGGTAGGGAATATTAAGTGATATAATAAATTTCTTATGAACATTTTTGTAACACATCCTGACCCACATAAGTCTGCTATGGTATTACCAGACAAACATGTGGTTAAGATGCCCTTAGAGACGACACAGATGGTCAGTCTGTTGTTTTCTCCTTGGTATTATGATTGGGGTGAAGTTTTTAAGAAGGATGGGACCCCATATGATACTAAGAAAGGTGCATTTCGTAATCATCCTTGCACTAAATGGGCTGCCGACAGTATGTACAATACTGCTTGGTTAATACAGCACGGATGTGCATTAGTTTTTGAGTATTGGCACAGGTATAATAAGGTTCATGCTTGTGCCAAACCTTTGTTTGAAGCAAAGAAAACCTTTCACAATATGACAGGAGAAGTAATTGTATGCCATTCTATGGTAGAATCATTTACAAGAGCAATGCCTGATGAGCTTAAACATAACACAGGCATTGACACTTTTACTGCTTACAAAACTTACATTGCCAGCAAACCTTGGGTTGCATCTAATTATCTTCGTGACCCATCCAGAAAACCAGATTGGATCTAATTATGAGCATTTACAATGATTGTAAGATTGTTATCAATCTTAACCAGTTGGTCAAAGCAAGACCATGTGGAATTGATTTAGCAGATGAACATGTAGATAATATCGCGAATGATTTAAGAAGAAGAATGACATTTGATTCCCTGTTTGGTCAGGTGGATCGTGCCATTTGGGATTATGCAGAAGAGTGTAATATTGATTTGAGTGATTCAGAAGAGTGTCAGTCCTTTGGATTTCAGATTCCTCAGTATGGAGACACTCAACCTAAACCAGGACGTGAAGCTGAATTAGCTCAAAGAGAGAAAGAGCAGAAGGCAAGAGAGAAATATGTTAAAGAGAACTTTGATATGGTTGAGTTAGATGGAGGATCTTGGAAGATTAAAGTGCCAGTGAGGAAGAAGAAATGAGTGGAGATATAGGTAAAGATCAGCCAATAAAGTTCTATTCAAAAGAACCGACAGACTCTAAGGATACTTTATTGTTAAGTGGTAAAGTTAAGACTGTTTATGAGATTGCAAATGAAGTAGATAAGGTTAACATACATTTTCATGATAAAGTAACTGCAGGTAATGGCAGACTTGTAGAATATCCTGAGGGTAAAGGTAAGGTATGTTGTCTTATATCAGCATTACTTTTTGAACACTTAGAAAAATTTGGAATTAGATCCCATTATATTGATTGTCCATCTCTTGACACACTACTCTGTAAGAAGTTGACAATCGTTCCTGTAGAAGTTATTGTTAGGAACATAGCAGCAGGTTCTATTGTTAAGAATACTAGCATTACTGAGGGGACATTAATTCAACCTCCTATTGTTGAGTATTTCTTAAAGGACGATGCGAAGGATGATCCATTACTTACATATGATCGTGTAAGATTAATGGGTATTGATCCTCAACCTATGAAGGCACAGGCATTGGCTATTAATTATCAGTTACAATCCTTGTTTACCCTCATGGGTATTGATCTTGTAGACTTTAAATTGGAGTTTGGACACGATGCTCACGGCGATTTATTCCTGGCTGATGAACTATCACCTGACAACATGCGACTCTGGAAAAAAGATACGCATGAACGATTCGATAAAGACTTGTTCCGAAAGGACGAAGGTGACATAGTAAAGGCATACAAATATATACTACAGAACTTACGGCGGTTTGTATGAGTGATCCAGACGATAATCCTTTTTGGGGAGAACCAACTCCCACTGATCTCTGGGATGATATGAAAAAACTTGATACTCTTTATGAGGAATTGGATTGGGATCACAGAGATCTCTTAGAGTTTACAATAGAAGGTAATCATATTACTATTAGAAATAGATCTAGAGAGGGTAGATGATGACTGAAGGTGGTATTACTTTTCGCACAGATGGATACCCTGGAACCATTGAGGATAGTCAATCTTTAAATGTTGATAGTGGTCCTTCTGTGATTAGGTTTGGTAATTTAATAACGCGGAGTATTCATCATATTAATAATGGAACATCAACTCCAGCGGATATTGACACTTATTGTGATTTCCTGTCAAAATATGATGTCTAACTAAATAAAAATTTTCAACTACAATGAAAGAAAATCATATGAATTTCACCGTTTATTCTAAAGATGGTTGTCCTTATTGTACTAAGGTTACTCAGGTATTGCAGTTAGCGAAACTTAACCACGTAATATATAAACTTGGTGATCACTTTGATAAACCCAGTTTTTATGGACAGTTTGGTCAAGGAGCTACTTTTCCGCAGGTAGTTTTAAATGGTACTAATCTGGGTGGATGTAGTGATACCGTCAAATACCTTAAGGAAAATAGTTTAGTCTAATGAGAGACGACTTTGAAAATGTATATGATATGATAGAACATGCCATAGAGTATGCATTTGAAGGAAAAATGCAATTGAAATTCTATGAGTTTTTAAAGTATCGTAAGACCACTAAGGCAGAGGTTGATGCTTTTCTTAATAGTTCTACTGCTAAGGAACTTTCTGATGAAGTATTAGAACTCAAAGAATATATTAAAGGAGGAAGAGATAGTAATCATCAGCAATTGCGTGAGGCGTATCATCATATTCCTAAACCTCAAGCAAGAAAAATAATGAACTACTTAGGAGGCATCCTTGAAGATGCAGTGAGGTATAGTAATGACAGAAAACCCGGAAGGAAAAAAAAGGATTCTAAATAAAGACAAACCTCTGGAGATAAACAGAGGGGTGGAATTATTGTTACGCAACAGGAGGAAGCCAACCAAGCCCAAAACCTTTCAGGTAAAGTTTGGAAAACTTATCTCCCTTTGGAACAGAGAGATTGTTTTTCACTTTAATGTTTACCTGGACATTAGAAAAACATAACACTCTGGAGAAGCACCATGGAAACGACTATAGTAACATTAACTTTGACAACAGTAGTTTCATTCCTTGCATTATTGGTAGGAGGTATGATAGGATGGTTAGCAAGACAACATTCCTACGAAACAACTTACGTTACTACTTACACACATCCAGAGATGTTTGATGAACATGGTAACGTAGTTCCTGATGAAATTGTAGCAGTTCGATTTGAAAACAATTATGACAACGACGAAGAAGAAGACGACGACTAGGAAGCCAAGAACTCCTAAAGCACAGGTGAAGTTACCACCAAATCCATTCATGCATGAGATTTTGGAGTTGGTGAATGATGCTAGAACTAAAGCAAAGAAGGTGGAACTTCTTAAAGAATATGAAACTCCTGCACTAAAGAGTATTTTTATTTGGAACTTTGATCCTAGTGTTATTTCTTTACTTCCAGAAGGTGAAGTTCCTTATAATGCTAATGAAGTTCCTGTAGGAACAGATCATACTTCATTGCGTAGAGAGTATAAGCAACTCTTTCATTTTGTGAAGGGTGGTAACGATCAACTCTCTTCTCTTCGTAGAGAATCTATGTTTATTCAGACTCTTGAAGGACTTCATCCGAAGGAAGCAGAGATTCTATGTCTTATAAAAGATGGTCAACTTAATACTAAGTATAAAATTACCCGTGAGGTAGTAGAAACTGCTTATCCTGACATCATATGGGGAGGTCGTTCATGACCACTGAGGTTAAAACTGAGAAGAAGAAAGCAGAAGAAAAGAAAGAGGAAGATAAATTTAATCCTTCTGATTATTCTTGTGAAATATTATTAAAAAATACCACTCTTGAAAAAGCAGATGATAAAACTTTTCCTACAGATGCTTATCAGGTTTGGTATAATGTAGATGGAAAGGAGTTATTAGATGTAACGAGGTCTGCTAAACAATCAAATGTTTTTGATATGTATTATGATCAGTATAAAGGAAACCTTAAAAGGATTGAGTATGGTAAAGGCACAGTGAATCCTTCTACGTGGGGGTATAAAGAACCACCTAAGAAAAAGAGGAGAAAAGGATGAAAGATACTGATGACTTATTAAGAGCTCAAATAAATGCTTTGATTCAGGATGAAATACAAGAGGATATTAATGAGTATCTTGATGATAAAGAACAGATAGATAAATCTATTGGTTTTTCTGGTCAAGATGATGATAAACAATTAAAGGTTAATATACCTACTGCTGAAGTGGATAAACTTATTAAAGAATATAAAAAGATTAAGAAAAGACAGAGATCTAATCTTAATCATATAAAGAAACTTGGTTTAGTTGATAAGCATGGTAACTCTCTAGGAGGTACAGATGTTAAGCACTAAGTATAGATTAGAGCTCACTGATATTTGTTGTAGGATGATGACTACTGATGGAATAGAGGTGACTTTAGAAGAAAGAATTTGGATGACAAAATTGTGTGATGCTAATCCATCTGCTAAAGCATTGGTAGAGTCCCTACTGTGTCCTTATAAGATAGAAAAATAATTAATGTTTAAGAAGAAAGATCATATCTTACACAAGAAAGGTGTGCTCTCTCAAGAGGATTGTGATCAAATTATTAATTATTTTGAATCACATGAAGAGTTACACTTTGAAGGTTTTGTGGATGGTGGAGTGAACCCGGAGAAAAAGATTGATACTGAACTGGGTTTAAATTTTTATGATAAATTCTCTTGGATTAAAGATTATTTGGGCAAATGTGTAGAAGAATATAAAAAAGAATATCCATACGTAGACAGAGTTGAATTATGGAGTATCGATCCCGGATTTAAAATACAGAGATATAAACCGAATGAAGGATATTTTGTAACACATTGTGAAAATGCTGGACCAGATCCAGATAATAAGAATGCGGATCGAAGACTACTAGCATGGATGATATATTTGAATGACGTAAGAGAAGGTGGATATACAGAATTCCTTACACAAAATAGAAAATTTCAACCTAGACGTGGAGATATTTTGATCTGGCCTGCCTATTTTACTCATCCACATAGGGGTATTGTTAGTAAGACACAGAAAAAATACATTGTTACAGGGTGGTATATCTTCGATACTTAAGATATTATAAAACTGTATCATAAATTACAGTTATACTTGACTATATAATATAACTGTGTTAGTATTAACACAATCGTTCATCCCATTAGGGACGCAAGTAAGTCGCGGAACGGATCGTTCATCTCATGATTCCTATTTTATTAGCTACTGCTCTCAGTTGTGAGGATGCTAGAGACATTATTGATAATATCAATAAGTCTAGAGTACCTGATAAGTCAGAGTTGGTTGAGGTCATTAAGATCAATTCAAAAAAGGAGTGTTGGGACGCAAACGACTAAAGGAACGGGCCTAAAAATCCAACTACTTTAGGAGTAAACACAATGGCACAAGTTACCTACCGTGGTATCAAATACGATACCAATGACAACAGAAGTTGTCAGAAGCAAGTCTCTGAACTCGTTTACAGAGGCATTAAGCATACAGAATCTAAAACTGTATGTGCAAGGTAAGTGATCACTGACTTACAAATACGTTAAAGCAGGGTTTGACACCCTGCTTTTTTTATAATATAATATAGCCATAAAGAATTAAAATGTTACACATGCGCGAACAATTATTAGCAGCAATTAAGGCACATGCCCAAGGAGAGATTGCAAAGCATAAGGTGAATGTTAATGTTTATTTGGAACACCCAGTGGGTATTGGTGAACATTCTGATGTGAGTGAAGCTATTCAAGTAGAATTAGATAAGATTGCAAGGTATCATGATCAGATAGAAGTTATTGACAAGTACTTTAAGTAATGGATCCTTCCAGAGAAAAGTTAAAACTTATTGTCAGAAACCTCAAACTCTTAGTTGACGCATTGGAGTCTGAGGTTTATTCTGATGTGGATGCTTACAGTAATTCAAAAGCATTTTCTTCTAAAATTGCCGATTATGATGAGGTCTTTGATGATGACGACGGATACGCAGATTAAACTTATAAGTGTTACTCCAGATGCTGAAAAGCATATGGCATATGTTGCTCGCGTTAGCAACCCTAAGAACCAGGACAATGAAAAGTTCTCAGGTCTATTAAAGTATTGTATTCAGCATGGACACTGGAGCGTCTT